TCCCTCGAGCAATACCGCATCGCTGCGGATTTCAACGCTCATTTTCTGGTTCACTCTGCTTTTCACCTCCTGTGATTTTTGTTTGTTGGTTCGTATTCGGCGTGTAGAACGTCTTTGTATTGATGTCGTAGAAAACATCACTTAGCTTCAAACGAATAAAGTCCATACCAAGCGGCGGTTCGCCTTCTCGTGCTCGGCAGTCGTCAGTTAGCAAGATGTTGTTTCTTACTGCAATTTCGTAAGCCTGATAGCGTTTAAGAATGTCTCCACGCAGAATTACTGATGTATCAGCGGCGAAATAGTGTGTTGGTTTTTCGCTTTCGAGCAGAAAATCTTTGTTCAATGCCGCTTCAAATGCTGTTAAGATATGGTTTATCGCTGTTTTGAACATCATTTGCCATACATCGTCAGTCGCTTGTCCGTCAAATATGATTGTTGGGATGCCAAATATGCGGCAAATTTCGGCGGCGTTTGAGCGTTTGTGTTCGTTGAGCTGCATTTCCGTCGATGTTGAGCTAATGTCTTGAAAATCAATGCCAGCGTTAAGAACCATTACGTTTTCAGTCGTATCTGAGTACATCTTCTGCCATGCTGCTCTTAAATCTGCCATTGCTTTTTTGTCAAGTTCTCTTTGCGCCTTCAAAAAACCCTTCTTATTGCCGCCTGTTATTGCCAAAACCTTCTCAAACTTCAATAGGTTATACATTACCGTTAGTGCTTCGTTATTCTCTGCGACAATGCCTTTTCCTGTTGCGCCGTCTTTGGTGTAGCGACAGAGCTTTATAAAATCAAAGTCTCTGTATCGCTGTCCGTTCACCATAAAATCGGCTGTTTTATATATCGGGTCGCTGTTTTTCAGTACGGAAATAGCCGATGGGTCAACATAATGCAGGCTCTTGAATGTGTTGCGCTGTTTGTTGATATACACATACCCCGCACCGTTAAGCAGGTAATCTACAACAACAGCCCGCTTTAATTGCGAGCCGTCCATTATATCCCCTGTTTCGTTGTTGATAAGCCTAACTCTGATGTCGTCCTCAATCCGTTCCGCTTTTCCGTCTGTTTTTCGGTATAGCTGGAACGGGATTGTTGATACAATGTTCGATATCAGGTTCACACAAGCGGCAAAAGTTGGTATGTTCATTGCCTGTTTTACCGTTACTCCATTGCTGGGCAATAGCGCCTCCAATAAATCGCTGCTTGTGCCTGTTTCTGCTGGCTGTTCACGCTTTTCCCTACGCAACCACACGCCTATTTTTTCGAATAAATTCAAATTTTCACCTCCTTTTTACATCTGGACCACCCAATCCATACGGTTCAATTTTGATTGTTGTAATAGATATAAAGCGTCCAAAATTGCGAATACTACGTCAACCTTGCCGCTCGATTTCTTTTTGTTTATATACCTGTTGAGGTTGGTGTCGTAGGTGCATTTTGCGTTTGCAAAGTTATTTTCAAGTAATCTGTTATGTGTATAATGGAATTTCCCTTGCTCTATCAGCTCAGATAACCATTTTGTTGGCGCGTGTAGTGTTCGTGAATGCTGCTCTATAATTGTTCCAGTCCAGCCGTGTGCTTCAAGTTTTTGTGCTGTTGATAAGGCGTTATACCTGTCAAAACCAAAGCCGACAACCTTAACGCCTAAGTCTTTTTCAACATTCATTATCACTTCTTCAATAAACCCATAATCAACGATTCTATCGCCGCAAGCGTAACACTCGCCGTCCTCGATACTTCGGTAATAGTCAAAACGCTCTATTTTGCTTTTTTCCTCAACCCTGCCTTCGGGGACAAACCCCCACGCCGCCGCAAGTACGCCGCCGTTACCATCATCTGATACGATTGCGAAAGCGCAGTTATCCGTTGTCATAGCTAAGTCAATGCCTAAAAAAACATTTCTACCTTCCCAATCGATTTTTTCTACACGCCCTCTGCGCAAGGCTTCAATGGAAACAAAACTTTCTGCGCCTGTACCTTGATAAACAATATTGCAGTGCTTGCAAAGAAAGTTTTCCCTTGCACTCTCCATTGCGATTGCTCTTTTACGTTTTTTGAGTAAATCTTCCCAAATTTCGGGAACTTCCAGTGCAAGCGGGTTAGCGTGTTGCAAAACAGTGTCGTCTGTCGCCCAATCGGTTGTATTGTCGGGTTCGTAAAGTAGAGCAAAAATGCTTTCATCTTCCTCTATGCCGTCAAGGACTTTTTTTGCGTACTCCACTTCTTTGTCGAATGGATTATCGAATTTAGGGTATTTCGTGCTTATAATGCAACCGAGCTTGTTTTTAATGGTTAACTGACCGCTTCGCATTGCTTCGATTGCGTATGATGTAGGCAAAGCGCCGACCTCGTCTGCAAGAAACACGCTGGGTAATTTACCGTCTAACTTGTCATTAGAGTAGTTTAGCGGTATATACTCGTTGTCTGTGGTTAAGCATACGATTTTATCCCGCATTAGCTTAAAATGGCGTGGCGATTCGCTGTTAAGAGCAGGGCTTGAACGTATAATCTCTCTTATAGCTTCTTGTACTTCTCTCGACAGCTTGCCATCGGGTGCAACGGAATAGAATTTAGAGAATTTAGGCTCTAAGAAGAAAAGGATAATAAAAAAGACCCCGATTATGAAGGTCTTTGCGTTCTTTCTCGCTATCTCTAATATTACAGTTTCCGCTTTTCGCTTTTCGGGAAATTTTCGCCACACTACACATAGAGCTCCGATAATCAAGAACCATTGAAACGGTGCAAGTACGGCGTGAATTGTTTCCCCTGCACGTAAACCTTTTGGCATTATCATCAATTGCGTTAGTCCGTCAATAATGCGTAGGTTTTCTTCTTGTATCATAAATTTTTCGCTTTTGTCGTTTGCTATCTCCCAGAACTCTTTGCATTGTAGCTTTACGTACTTTGGTGCTGGTATCGTGCAATGAATTACATCTTTGGCGTACTTTTTCGCTTTTTCAAGCGCAATATATTTCATTCCCTCATTTTTTCCCTCCCTTTATAAGAGAAAGTACCGGGTTTGCTTGTTTCTGTTGCTGTTGTAAGTCAATATTCGCCAGCTTTGCCCTCGATTGTGGAGAGAGAGACAGCTCATTACAACATCGGAAAAAGTCTTTTGTGTATTTATCCTTTGCCGCAAGCAGGTTTTTGTCGCTTAATAATTCGGGATTATTATTTATTTGTTCCTCGATTGTTGCTAAACGGTCGATTGCAATTACGCAAGTGGTTAATATCCACACATCAAGGTTGCCTAACAATTCAACATTTACAAGTGCTTTCCGGATATATTCAAAAAGCTCTCTTTGGTTTTCAGTTAAGTATGTTGGCGGCGTTAAATTATCAGTGCCGCCCTTTAATTTGTTTTCGACTTTCTCTCTATGAGCCATTTCCGCTTTCGTTTGCGAACATTCGTGTAAAACTTTTGCGCTTTTTGTAGGTCGTGCCACTTTAACGCCTCCTTTCTGTGCGCTCACCACCAAGCCTTTTCTTTTCCGTTTAACCTAATCGTGTCAGGGTGAAATGCTGTGGGGCGTAGTTGTTTTCGTGCTGGGTAACCTGCATACCGTAGCCACGATGTGCAGACGAATATCAATGTATTACGGCGTTTGACAACGTTGTTGTGTGCGTCAAATACAAGCCTTGATGACGGTGTTTTAGTCGGTCTATGTGTGTGTGCAGTAATTGATATATCCACGCCCTCTATGGCCATTTGATAGCCGTCCTGTCGGCTTGTGCCGCTACCAAGCAAAGCACCACCGCCGCTACCGTGTGATAAATAAATCATGTATGTGGCTGGTTTCGCGTTACTTTTTTTGCCTACCTGTATTTTAATAAATGCGACATCGCCTGCATACCTACTTTGAATGCCTAACATACAAAATATATCGTCCATAACATCCGTACTTGTTTCCCGAACAGTCCTATACTCATGATTGCCACAAACACCTGCAATTATTTTCTCTTTGATAGGCTCTAATAGGGCAACCATCATCTTTTTTTGTTCGTGGGGCGTATAGACTTCCTCATAAACATTTGTTACGCTCGACTTTATGCCGTTGTTTATTAAATCGCCCGCCAACAAAACGGCGGCGGTCGGGTCATTCTCAATCTGTTTTAGGTATGCCCTAAACTCGCTTTCCATACATTCTGCTGCCCCCCAATGCACATCTCCAATCGGGTACAGTGTGATATATTCGGTGTCCTGTGGGTATGTTCGTGTTATTACTCGCATTTCCACCTCCGTTTCAGGGGTCTATGCCCCTAAATGTAAATTTTCATTTTACAG